ATTGTATTAAATTTAATTTATTATGCAAATTTATATAAAAAAAATTATCTCGGTTCAAACTCTGCCAAGTCGAAGCCATCTAGGCTATCTTCATTGGATTCAAAGTTCATCGGAGGTAAATCATTTTTACGTTGATTGATTAGTTTGGACTGCTCTGTATTCTGTTGGCTTATTCTTTTTGACTTGGCATCTTCCTTCATCTTCTCTCTTTCTGAAACGCCAGAGTTATTGATTTGAGCTATAGCCATATTGTACTTAAACTCTTCAGCCATCAAGTCTTTCTTAAGCACGGCCTCTTGCTTCATTCTCTCTATGTCAAATGCAACCTCAGCCTGCTTAACCTGCATCTTTGATTGAGCCTCCAATTGAATCTTCTGCATTGCAGTTTGTGCTGCAATCTGTTGAGACTGTAATTGCTGCTCAGACATCATGGCCTGCTTCTGCATCTCCATCTTCTCTGCTCTTTCTTGAGTCTTCATCCTCTTTACCTTGAGCAATTGGTTAGCAAGTTTAATATTCTTTATTTCACGAATGTCTATTGCATCTTCAAGATTTATGTCTCCCTTAGACAAAGCCATCTGAATGTTAGCCTCAAGCTGTGCTTTCTGCTCTTCGTCTGGAGCTATCTCCAAGAAAATACCAAAGTCATAGATGTACAATTCTTTTATCTCGTTTAAGATAGAAACATTGTATTTACCTATCTTGGTAACAAAGTCATCTTTAAAGTCAGAGTATTCAAGTATATCGGCAATTCTGTATGTCAATGCTTCTGACAAAGCCCTGAACATATAAAGTCCACCTTCTAAAATGTGTCTAGTAGCTGTGTTGGAGTTCAAGGCTGCAAGTTTCTGTAAGCCAACCAAAGAGTTTGGATCTGGAGTCGATGCGTCTCTAGCCTCGTTCAATCCTGTTACAGTACGCAACATATCCATGTAATGGTTATAGTTGGCTATAAGCATTTGAGTCTTAGCTGCACCAGAGTTAGATGTCAACTGAGTGATAGGAACTCTAGCGTTGTTAAAGTCTCCACCTTGAGTGTAGCTTCTACCAATAACGCTACCCGTCTGGAAGTACAATCTCAAAGCATCTTCAGGATTGTATGCATTACCGGTACCCAAATCTACTTCGTTCAATCCATCAGCATCAATGAATACACCATCAGGAACTGTACGAGCAATAACTTGCTGTAGCTTTAAGTGAGTCAATTGAATCAAGTCAGCGAATGGAATCATTCTGCGAACCAACGATTCAATAACTCCCTTGTACATACGAGGAGCACACGCAACGTAATTAGGTAGTGCGTGTTGAGCTGATGACTTTGGTCTAACCATGTTCTTGGATAGCTGCCACTTCAATAGGTAATTTGTACCCATTACCATGACACCTTCATACCAAACGTCAATAGTCTTCTCAACTTTCTCAAAATTATTTTCCTCCATCATCTCTACAGGAGGATTAAACTCATCGTTCTTTTCTATGTATCTGAACCCACCGCTATCAAGCTTCTTCTTCTTGTATACAATTTTCTTAGTGGTCTTATAATTGAAGTACAATAATGTGGCTGTGTCTCTGTAGAACAAAGAGTTCTCATAGAACTGCGCCACGTTATAGTAATCATACCAGCTCTGACTTGATTTAGAGATTTCCTCCATCTGCTCCCTAGTGAGTGTGGGGTCAATCTTTAAAAGTTCAGTGATTGGCAATGTCTTTATCTCTCCCCAATAGAAGCAATCGGTAAAGTATGGGTCCTCGGTGTAGCTATAAACCACGTTAGCAGGATCCACATAAGAAACCTGAACGCCTGAACCGGGTAGAAACTCGTGCTTCACAACACCAATACCTATAACTGCTTGATCGTAGTCAATTCTCTTTCTCAAGTCTAAGTATTTGTTCTCCTCTAGTATAGTGTTTATTGCTTCCTCTTCTGCAATCTCTATCGCAGGTTTGTAATTGAGTTGCATGTAAAGAGATAACTCTTCATCATTTTGAGGCAACTCATCAGGGTTCATAGTGAATGGGTCAACGCCTGTCTTTTGTTGAATGATAGACAAGATATCCTTTGATACCATCTGCCCCTCAACCATATCTTGATATTTACTTCTCTTAGCTTGAGACATAGCATCTTGAGCGTATGCCTTAACCTTGAATAGTCTATCAGACATTCCATTAACAACAATGTCTACGAATTTAGGAATAACTGGAACCGGTGTCCAGTCCAAATTAAGATACGATAAGTCGCCATCTATCGCTAATTCATTCTTATACTTCTGAACAGATTGCTCTCCTCTAGCATAAAGCCTAAGTCTATGAAAGTCTTTCCATTGACTATAATACCTACATCTTGTGCCGTCTTTTCTAAACCACTCATACTGAATGGCTTGACCTACTTGCAGGCCGTATTCTTGTGACTCTTTCTCAGCATCAGTGGCGAACTGATTCGGGAAAGAAGTAGCTAAAACATTTACAATTACATCCTTCATTTGATGATTTCACTTATATTACCCTTGTTCGAGTACCTTGCAAAAGTAATGCTAATTTTTGATTCTTTCTTTTCGGGTAAATATAAGTGTTTTTGCGTTGCCATAATGGCGAGTCCAGAACTAATTGATGCGTCAAACTTTGTCCTGTTATCTATATTGAATCTCGCCCAATCCAACAGTGTTTTATTGAATGGCATGGTACCTATCAGGTCAGGGTCTCTGTACTTCCCGGTAGAGTCAAACCCAATATACTTTTCAATATAAGTTTCTATTGCTGATGCGTGAGCCTGTCTTACATCTTCTGATGAGTTCGGTATACCACCCAACTCTCTCTCGGTAGCACTAAGCTTTGCATATGGCTTGTCGGGTCTGTTGATTGAGAACCCTCGGTACCCACGGTTCTTAAAGTGGTATAGCAATCTTGGCTTGTTGTTCTCTATCAGGATTGGCATACCATAGAACACACAAGCCATAAGAACTTCCTCGAAGAATATCTCCGCTGTCTGTGGTCGAGCTATGTATTCTAAAAAGAATTCATTCACTGGTCCCTCTTCCATGTGGTACATGGTTTTTCCGTGTAGCGCTCCATTGGACCCTCTTCCATCTACAACCGCAGATATGTCATACGAGTCACAGCCAAACGCCCCGATGTGTTCATTACCGGGATACTTAACACCATTCCTAACCACAACTCTATTCTGTAGGTTCGCAGGAGGAATCCAACTTATCAAGAACCTACCTCTTTGGTCAGGCATAAACATGACCTTGGTATCTTTCTCTCCATTTACCCACTGAAAACTTCCCCTGATTACAGTATGCTCTGCTATGTGGGCATCATTAAAGTCAATTTGCTGATATATCTTGGTAAGGTTAAACAAAGAACTTTTACTCTCGTCACGGAAAGCGTGAGCCTCTGTTCTTGGGAACTGACGATAGTATTCGTTCAATGCATCGGCATCATTCTTCAATGAATCTACTTCAGCTTCCCAGTAATCTATAGCCCCATTCTTTATCATCTGTCCATCAACTCCCTTTACCGGTGTCTCTGGCTTTCTGAACACTGGCATACCATAAATGTCAATGAACCCTTCCATATTCCATTCCATGGGGATGAATAGATTGTATAGCCCACTCTTTGTTTGCCCATTGCTATTGCGAGTCCTAACTCTTGAGTCTTCGTATAAGTCTTTGTAGTTATCACCACCTTTGGATAATGCATTTGATGTCGAACCCATCATACATTTTCCTATAATCTTGCTACCAACACGAAGACAAGTCTTGGTCACACGCCAGTTGTTTAATATGTTATTTGGCTTTACCCACTTAGCGCTCTCGTCATGAGCAAGCATCAATAGCTTCTCTCCGTCATAAGAGTTCTCTTCTGTGTTTCGCCAATCTATGGTTGTGTCAAGTCCGTCTATCTCCTCCTCATGCACATCATACATGTTCCTCTTGGTAATCTTTATAGCCGGTACCCTGTAGGCCAACTCGGTCTTAGGCTTGTCCATACCATCCATCACTGGCTTGAAGAAGAATGGCAACTTGTTGTTTATAGGAACGACCTTGTCAGTAAACATCTTCTTGGCATCTGTACCTGTCTTAGACAATATCCCTAATCGAGAATTCCTAGCCAATGTAGCTATATTAACCACCTCTGAAGATGACATAAACGAGAATCCAGAACGTCTTATCTTAAGGTAAACCATACCAAAAGATCTTGAGTCTGCCTTACAAGCCTCCCAAAAAATATAGAATATTCTATTGGCTTCCCGGTAATCTGGATATCCAATGTCTATGCTAGACCACTGCAAATACATCCAATGACTCCCGGTTATATAGGTGGGAGTTCCGTTATTCATAAACCAAAAGCCTTCTTCTCTATAATCAAATTGACTCTCTATGTAGTCAACCCATTTACTTTTAAACTCAGATGGCAACTCGTTCCAATGGAATATGGACTGTATCTTTTCTAACTCTTTGGGTAGCTTAAACCGCTCCCAATACTGATCTGCTTTCTTTGAACTTCTAGAGTAAACTTTCTTTGGTGCTTTAGGAAGAGCTATGACTAAATCAGATATTCTTATTATCTCACCAATCTCACCAGTTTGTGAAATAATCACAATATCGTGCTGTTCGTCATATCCATACTTCCAGTTCTTCTTATCGTTTCTTCTATCGATAGTTTCACTGGGGATGTAATCATCCAACACGGTGTAAAGGTTATTTTGATCTTCTCTCTGCAAAGCCTTGTTTACTATCTGATTTACTTACTCCTTTTTCTGACATTTCGATATTCTCCTTTTCAGACTCTATCCTACTCAGTATCTCGAATGCATCAAATATAGCTAATTTCTTTGTTGCTGCTGCGTTCTTTAGTTTGTCAGCAGTCAACTCGTCATCTTCATCCCCTTGTGGTTTTAATATGTCTTCTTTGGCTACTTTAATTAATTGTTCAACAGCAATCTTACCTGCCTCAATTATTCTTAACTTGATTTCTTTTGCATCATCAATCATAGCTTAACTGTTATTTGGTGATCAAACATTCTGTATAAAGTCTCATCATCAACCACAAACTCATATTCACTATCAGGCCTGAAGCAAACTATATCCCCTTCATTGATACCCTTGGATAATAAATACTCGTTTGGATATTTCATCTGACCCATCAAAGGCTCATACTTAATTGGCTTGTTGATGTATGACTTGCGTACAGGAATGGGTTTAACGAAGCAATACTTATCGTAGGACTTCCAAACTCCCTCATTCCTGTAAAGGAAAAATTGGTCGGGTTCAATAAGGAATATGTCGTCTCTGAAAAAACTCTTTCCACTCTTTCTGTTTCCTTTGATGTCATTGTAAAATTTAAAAGCATTGTGGTGTACTAGTAATGTGTCTCCGGGAACAATGGGTCCAGAGTATCCCCTTGGTGTTTCAATTACCTCAGCAAGCCTATTAGAAAACTTGTGGTCTTCCTCTGACGTACTTATTATGAGATCTATGCCACCTATATTTTTGGTGTTGTTGTATCTCTTCCCCTCTACGGGCTTGGTTATAAAATAAAATGGTGACTGCATTAAAATCCTATGTTGTATTCAATAGCCATCGGAATGGTAGAAGTAAACTCTTTCCATAAGATAACTTCACTCTTCTCATTCTCAATGTAAATCTTTACCGATTGCTTCTCTTCATTAAACCTAATAGATGAGATTGTGCAAGAATCGCTAAGAACCTTTTGACCAACAAGGTAATGCATAGCCCCTCCTTTATAATCGGGGCCAATAGATATTTTTCGTATGTCATACATATTAGATTAGATTAGATTATATTAGATTGTATGATTACTGGAGTTGCCAGATATTTAAATCGGCAGATGGTATATTGCTCCATCCACTCGTATTGGTATGTGGGTACAATCCTCCTTGATTAAGGCCATTACCACTTCCAGATGCGTCACGCATAATCTCAAAGGATATAGTAGTACCCACTGAAGTTACATTAAATGGGAATGTGATTTCATAAGGGACAGTAACATCAGTTGAGTCTAAATGAAATCCTTTTACAGCAGAAGCCTGAACTCCATTTACCAAAAATCTAAATAGAATAACACTAACTCCACCGGATGAACCTTGACGCTCAATGCTACCATATCCATTGATCATGTATAAACCTGTTTCGTTAAATGTAACCAATCCATTTGCTCCTAATGTCAATGTAGAATTAGACTGAGCAGGACCAAAGGTAACTTGAGTTGCAACACCTACTCCGCTAGGTACTTGAGATACGGTAGAGTAAGCAGCTAATACAGATGTAAACTGCGTGTTCTCATTGATTAATCCAGCGATAGCGGATATCTCAAAGTTTTTAGTGATATCAGAATCAGACGTATCTGTCCCAATTAGCTTACTTGATAGTGATGGGGTACTGTCTGTACCGTATTGAGAGATTTTCATTTATCTTCTTTTTTAGTTATTTCTCCTGTTTTCATGTTAATGACTGCATCCTCTCCATACTTACTCATCAAATCTTTTTCGATTGATGAAAACTTTTCACGCAAAGAATCCATAGCCATTAACACTGTGTGCTTTTGAAGCTCTAGATCAGCAATCGTCATCTTCATTCTTGTGTACTCAGAGTTCGCTTGTTGAATTTGATCTAGTTCTTCCTGTGTTAATTTACGAGTATATTCCATTAGATTATTTATGTACAAATATATGCGTTTTTATAATAACAAAAATCCCCCAACTAGTGGAGGATCAATGCGAAATGAAAAACAATTTATTTGGTTGTGGATTTGGTTTTTGGTCTTCCTGCTTTTGGCTTGTCTTCTTTTGGAGACTCTTCTTTATTTTCAGGTTTTGGCATAACCATGTAATGAGTATTCTTGTTCATTCTGTATGCCTTCAACAATTGCTTTCTGTTTTGACCTTCTCTGAATGAAACGTGAACCCAATCAGGATTATCATCGGTACCAAACTCCCATATCATCTGATCGAACTCAAGGTTGTTTGCGATGTACTCGAATGCTTTTGCATTGTTCTCGCCCAAGTCAAAGTCAACAGCTTCGCCTGTGTTGTGTTGGCTAGTCTTAGCGCCACCAATGTACTTGTTCAATGCGATTGATCTGTACCCACTAGTGATTTTGATTGGCATTCCTAAACCTTCACGCAAAGGCTCAAGTACCTGCTCGCATAATGTCTTCAAGTTCTCCAATACAGCCGGGTCTTTTGGGATGTTTGGAATTTCGTTTTTAATTGCTGTTTGACTATATGTCAATTCACGCAAAGTAAAGTTTTCTGTAATGTTCATAATCTTATTTTTTAAATAATAGTAGCAAAAATAATACTATTGATACAATAACCAACCACCATGGAAAATCACATTCTTTAACTGAAACCCTTGGAGGTAAGGTAATTGTCTTTGAAATCTTTACAGTATCTGGCTTTTGCTTTACATAAGTCCTTATGATATCGTGGTCTCTGATTATCTTTACTAGTACACTTCCGGTATCTATTACAATGGTGTCATGAACTTCCGTATAGAACTCATCATAATACTCAATGGTATCCGTAACGTATATAGTATCCCACTTGACAACTTGTGGTTGACAAATTACCGGGTCTTTCTTACAAGCCTTCTTAAAGTGCCATTGCGCAGAACAACTAGACAATAATAATATTAACGCCCCTGCCCACGATATTTTTTGCATGGCTTATTATTTTTAGAGTGTACTCCGGGTCTTCTTCTTTTAGGCTTTACCTTGTGTTTTGCTATCTGTGTCTGCTTTGCCATTTGTGTATTTATCTATTACCGTGTAACCCAACGAAAAAATAGTGATGAACTCCACCGCTTCAACGAGCTGAGGAGTATTGTAATAAACCAAGCTGCCAAAAAGAACCAAAGCACCAACGATGCCCACAAATCTTTTAGAACTGAACTCGCCTTTATCACCTTTGAATATTTCGTATAATTTCATCTTGAGGAATATTTAATTTCATTAATAGATTGCCCTCGTATCTTTTGTATTCTCTTCCGTTATAATAAAGAACGATAGTTGGTACAGTTTTTATCTTTGATGACTTCTTGAATTCTGGATACTTATCCAAGTCGATGTAATGGTATCTTGCAGTTGGAATCTGCTTCCATTTGTAATCATTAGATTTATTAAATCCTGCATTATATTGAACTACCCACTTGCCTTTGCTGAAATCAACCGATGGGTCTTTTGGTTGAGCCTTGAAAAGAAAAGCAATCAAAGCAATAGACAATATGATTAGAGTAGTTTTCATTTAAGTAGTTTTTCTTCTATGCGATCAAGACGATTATTCATTTCCTCAACCTGCTTTTGAGTATTGAGGATAGCTTCACGAATCAATTGGTCTTTTAATTCCCATTCGGTCTTAGTAACCGATGGAGCAGGGAGTTGCTTAGCTTCTTCTATGTCAGCAGACAACTTATAGTAAACCCCCATAGTAGATACTACTCCAGTTATAATAACAACCAAAAGTTCTAAAGTAATGTTAAATCTTGTGCTCTTGTCAAGTTTAATTTCGTTATCCATTGTTCAAATATAATATCAAATTATTTAATGCTAATTTGAGAAGCAAGCAAGGGCTTGAGCCTTAGCAAGAATAGTCAAAGATTCATTGTCTTTGATTGCATTCTTTAATGTTTCCGCATCAGATGGGTCTAGGTCCAACTCTTCTCCTGCATAAAGCTTCTGAGCCCAGTGCCAAAACTTTAGGGCATCTCCCTTTGACCCTTGTGCTAAAACTTGTGCGATTAATTTGCCGACATTTGAATCAGCGATTTCAGTTCCGTCCAATGCAACGATTGGTAAATTTAGATTTAATTTCATATTATTAGATTGCTTTAGTGAATCCTAGCTGTTGTAATCCCCAGTCGATAGCATACTCATCATCAGTTCCCCACTGAGAATATGTTTGGTCATCCATATAAAGGTTTCCTTCTAAGACAACAATACCGGGCTGCGGTCCTACCGCTCCTTCAATTGTAATCTCAGTGCTCACTGACCAATAAAAACTAGCCCCAGTCCCCGGCAATGGTATAGCTATTGCCGTCATATAAAATAACTTTCCAACACCTTTGGTTGGAACTACTACATCTTGTATTACAGTGTATTGCATATACAAATCTATTAAAAAATATTTACAATTATTCCCCCTTGGATGTCAATGTTCTGTTGACCCGGAGGGTTTGTTGGAATTACTAACATTCCAGTATATCCTGCAACTCCATTTATAAAGTATGCAGTTGAATTGACATCGCCATTAACATTTAACTTATAACCTGCATCTATGGTTGTACCAATAACAACATTACCAGAGTCAGGCTGAAGCATTAAATGAGGCACAGCAGGAGCAGTGCTGATATTTAAGGCTCTGTTCCACGACAAACCCACACCTGCCTTAAAGTAACCTATACTAATTTGACCAGCTCCACCATCTGTTGGAGTTAAAATTCTTAAATGACGATTACTTCCTGATGGTTGTATAGTTGAACCAAGTCCCATAGCCCCTCTTCCGTATATACTATCGGCATACATATCTGCCCCAGTAGTACCATCAGTAACAGTAAGATAACTGTTAATATAAGTTGTACCTTCTACTTGTAGTTTGTAAGAAGGAGAAGTAGTTCCTATTCCTAGATTCCCCAAATGGTTTAAAAACATCTTAGGCGTAGACCAGTTACTTGACCCTGCTTGACTTGTATAAAATTTTATATTGTGGTTTTCTGATGAAACTGAACCTACAGTTCTCCAATGTCCTGCGTAAAGAAGTAAGTCATTCCCGTATGTACGAATCATACCATCATACCCCCCTTCAATCCCAAACTCTAAACTAAGGTAATTACTAGTACCTCCTACTGTTATCCCAGCAGTACCATTGGCATTGCTTCCTCCTACATTGACATTTAATAAAGTTGCAGGACTAGTAGTATTAATACCCACTCTTCCACTATTATCAATCATCATTCTAGTCCTAGACCCTGTAGCAAACGAATTAGTAGTAGCAAAGTACATTTTTGTACCGTAACCTCCACTAGCTTTTACATATATTCCTGCTTGTGCAGTAGTTGTGGGAAGGTAATCAATAGCTCCAAATGTAAGTGCATTACCTGCTTGGTCGGTATTATTACCTGCACTTAAATGCACAGTTCCAACTGTTTGTCCCGGAGTTGTTTCATTCCAAACAGATGCTCCTCCTACAATTCCTAATCTTGTTGAAGCAGCATTAAATCCAATCCCTACATTTCCGCTATTCGTAACGGTTAATTTAACAGCTCCACCAGACCCAATATGATAATTTGCACCTGATGCTAAGACTTGAACTATATCGTTAGTAGCTGCTCCACTTGTACCAGACCACGCCCCTAATCCTAAACCACCATAGAATGTTCCAGCACCAAATAATCTAAATCCTGTTATAGAACTTGCATCGTGAGCATCCCAGAATCTTGCTTTAGCATCTCCATTTACATCTAATTTATAAGATGCTGATGGACTATTTGTACCAATTCCAACATTACCACTACTACCGCTAATAAACAAACGAGTAAAAGTACCGTTAGTATTAAAACTTAAATCATTGTTAGAGCTTGTCCAAATCTCTGGACCATCCAAAGAAGTTCCTGTAGTTAGTTTAATTAAACCTGACGCACCACTTGCGTTACCTATGTGAAGTACCCTGTATCCAGAACCATAATCCTGTGGAGTGTTTGTACCTATACCTACATTGCCTCCTGTTGAGATAGTTAAAAACTCAGAAGAGTTATAAAAATAACGAAGAGCATAAGTATCAGAACCTCCATATAAAGTAGAAGAATTGATTCCTGTGTTACCAAATCTAATTCCTGCATTTAAGTTTGCAGTACGATTGATTTGTAATGGAGTGTCTGAACTTCCCCAAATCCTAGTATATATACTATCTGCTGAAAAATGTGTTACTAAAGCAGTACTTCTAATGTTAAATTGTGTAGTGTGGAATAAGAATGGACCTGTGTTGTGGTAAAAGTAAGAAGTACCAAAAGCATCTTTAACTCTCCAACCTGTATTAGATACTCCAATATCACTTCCTACACCTATTAGAATACCTCCTGAAGAATTTAAATAATTTACAGTAGCTGTTGAAGTAGCTCTGATAGTTCCTGTTACATCTAACTTATACCCATTATTAGTAGTAGTTCCGATAGCAAAGTTACCGCCTGCAAAAAATCTAGCTGCTTCAGCATTTTGCACATCAAAACTTATAAAGCCTGTACCAGCATCATTACCTCTAATTCTTACTTGGCTAACTTGAGTTGTTCCTGACTGTAAAAACAAATCTGTAAAGAAGTCGTCGGCTCTGAAAGCATTGGCTTGAATATAAACTTGACCTCCACTCTGTATATGATAGTTAACATTTGTATCTGCCCCAGAAGGTCCTAAATATATTCGGTTTCCTACTGTTAAACTAGTATTAACTTCTGCTTGTCCTGTATATAGCCTAGTTGTCCAAGTATCTCCATTAACATCTAATTTATATCCATTGTCTATAGTAGTTCCTATTAGGACATTACCTCCAAAAGCATTAAGCATTAAGTTCCCATAAGAAGAATAACCGTTGTTTAATGCATCAATCCAACCTGCTGTATTTCCAGTTGAACTTCTTGTTCCAATTCTTATAACAGACCCAGTATTGGTTCCACCATTAAAATCCTCTGTTGTTATCCAAACAGAATTATCTCCTGTTCCTTTTATCTGTAACTTAGCTGTTGGGCTTGTTGTTCCTATACCAACTAGCCCATTAACAGTGTCTGTATAGATGAGATTGGTAGCAACTGTCAGCCCACCTACAGTAATCGCATTAGTAGTAGTATTACCAGCAGTAGTAACTTGGTCTAAAGTAGGAGTAGACCCACCACCAATGACTATATCTCCGCTACCAAGCAAAGATATTCCATTGATAGACTTTATGTTTACTTGGTTGACAAGCAGGTTCTGCTTTGCATCCAAGGCTAGTACTAAATCTGTTTGATCTATTATATTACCAAGGATATCACCCCAATATGTTTCGCTAGATATGGTTAAATTTCCACCGCCCAATATAGACTGATTATTTATAGTCTTAATATTGGAACCGCTCCTAAGTATATCTTGCTTGTTAACTAACTGAGCCTGAATGTTTCCATTTATTCCTCTAAGGGCCTCAATGTCAGCATTGGTTAATAGCCTGCTTTGATCTTTAGCGGCATCACTAGGAGATGGATCTCCTTGATTCATTATTACTTCTCTGATGCGCTTGATTGACATTCAATTATGGGAATGGTGGGTAAATTACTTCAAATTCTGTGGGTTCTCCTAATACTGGTAATAAAGATTCGTCATAAGTGATATACCAAAATTGCGGCTCGTTAAGTTCCGCAAATTGATAATCTACCCAATTTTGAGTAACGTCCTCCGG